CAGAAAAGCTCTTTGCGACGATCAAACAGTCCAACTTTGATATCGCCATGGGCGAGTTCCTGCTGGATCTGTCCGTAGGTACGGCAGTGATGATGGTTCAGCCTGGAGATGGGGTAAACCCTATCAACTTCATTCCGGTGCCGCAGTACCTAGTGGCGTTTGAAGAAGGCGCCAATGGCCAGGTGGATAACGTCTATCGCCGTATGCGGATCAAGGCGGAGTCAATCCAGCGCCAGTGGCCAGACGCAAACATTGAGGGAACGCTTGCCCGCCTAGTCAAGGACAAGCCGACCGAGGATGTGGAGCTGATCGAGGCAACCATTCTGGATCAAGAGCGTGGCGACTATTCGTACTATGTGATCCACAAGGAATCCAAGTCTGAGCTGGTCTATCGCAAAATGAAGATCAGCCCTTGGGTTGTCAGCCGGTACATGAAAGTAGCAGGAGAGATTTATGGACGTGGGCCGCTTATCACCGCGCTTCCGGATATCAAGACGCTCAATAAGACGCTTGAGCTTCTCCTTAAAAACGCCAGCCTTGCTATTGCTGGTGTCTATACGGCGGCGGACGACGGCGTACTCAATCCCAACACGATCAAGATTGTCCCTGGAGCGATCATTCCGGTCGCTCGCAATGGAGGCCCGCAGGGCGAATCTCTCCGGGCGCTTCCACGTTCAGGTGATTTCAACGTATCGCAAATCGTCATCAACGACCTACGGCAAAACATCAAACGGATTCTTCTCGACGAAAGCCTCCCTCCAGACAATATGTCTGCACGCTCTGCAACAGAAGTGGTAGAGCGCATGAAGGAACTGGCCCAGAATTTGGGTTCGGCTTTTGGGCGTCTTATCAACGAGACAATGATCCCGTTGGTGTCCAAGATCCTGCAAGTCATGGACGACCGCGGTCTGATTACCTTGCCGCTGCGTGTCAATGGCCTGGAAGTCCGTGTGTCGGCTGTGGCCCCGTTGGCTATGGCCCAGAGCATGGAGGAAGTCAACAACGTCCTTCAGTTTGCACAGATTGCCGGACAGGTCGGCCCAGAGGGACAACTCGCAATCAAGACCGGCGATATGCTGGACTTCATTGCCGAGAAGCTGGGTATACCGCAGCGCATCAGAAACACACCAGAGGAGAGAGACATGGCAAAACAAGAAGCCGCCCAGATGGCAGCCCAAGCCGCTGAGGCTAATCCTGAAATGGCTGTTCAAGCCATCGGGAAGATGATCTGATGGCCGGCGGCTGGGAAGATTTAGAAGCCGTCCAATTAGATATAAGAGAAGCAAGCACCAAGGCAGATGACTTAAATAAGCTCTGCCTTCGGTTGCTTGGTTCCGAGGACGGCCAGAAGCTAGTCCAATGGCTGACTGAAGCCTATCTGAATCAGCCCGTTGCCGTGCCGGGTTCTGATCCGAGTTATGCGTTCTACCGAGAGGGACAGAATAGCGTGATCCGGGACTTACTTGCGCGGCTAATCAAAGCAAGGAACCTGTAAATGGAAACCCAAGCAAGCGAGCCCAGCGCTCAAGGCGAAAGCCAAGAAGCTGGCCTACTCGACGGCGCCACAATCGCCGATGAGCAGGGCCAGCAGGTAGACACAAGCAAGGCTCAGATCGAGCACCTGGCACCACAAGAAAACGACGACGAGCCGTTAGAGCGTCCGGACTGGTGGCCAGAGAACTTCTGGAAAAAAGACGATTCAGCCCCAGACCTGGAGGGCATTGCTAAGTCTTGGATGGATCTGCGCAAACAGATCAGCCAAGGCAAGCACAAGCCGCCGGCAGACGGGAAATACGACACCAGCGCGTTTGGCGATATCCCAGAGGACGACCCAATCCGTGGCCATGTGATGTCTTGGGCGCAGGAGTTTGGCGTCAGCCAAGCGGCTCTGGACAAACTGGTCGGCGACGTTGTTGCAATGCAAGGCGACCAGCAAGAGCAGGTGCGCATGAGCATTGAGCAGGAAAAGCGGGCTCTTGGCCCCAATGCCGACGCCATGATTAAGTCTGCGACTGACTGGGCATCCGGCCTGGTGCGCAAGGGAGTTTTCTCAAAGGACGACTTTGAGGAATTCAAGTACGCCGCGGGAACGGCAAAAGGGCTTAAAATGATGCTCAAGCTTCGCGAGTCTTACGAGAACATCAAGATTCCAACGCAGTCCGTGCCGGTCGAGGGTGCGGCATCCAAGGATGAACTTTACGCCATGGTTGCCGATCCAAAGTACCAAAGCGACGCAGCGTACCGCGCCAAAGTGGAAAAGATGTTCGCGCAACACTTCAGCTAATTTTCTCCTCAACCACGCTCCTTCGTGGCCTTATCCCCCTGGCGTCCCCCCGCTAGGGGGATTTTTTTTGAACCCCCCTTGCAAATGCGAATCATAACCATTAGAAATCGCATTAAGGCATACCGAGATATCGGCCCTTGACCACCTGGGAACAGGCGATTGGCGTCCGTAAGGCGCAAGCAGTAGGCCCGGACGCTTGTCTGGCTAACCGAAGCGACGAAACTTTTTTTAACTTTCAAGGAGATTCAAATGGCTGTTTCATTGTCAAATGCCTTTGTAACGCTCTTTGATGCTGAAGTTAAACAGGCTTACCAGGGTGTTGCTAAACTGGTGCCTGCTGTTCGTCAGCGTCGGGGTGTTGAAGGCTCAACTGTTAAGTTCCCCAAGGTTGGTAAGGGTATTGCGACTGCTCGCGTTCCCCAGTCCGACGTTACCCCCATGAACGTGGGCTTCTCGACTGTTACCTGCACGCTGTCCGACTGGAACGCTGCTGAGTACAGCGATATCTTCAATCAAGCTAAAGTCAACTTTGACGAGCGCAATGAGCTCGTGAAGGTTGTGGCTAACGCTATCGGCCGTCGTCAAGACCAGCTGATCCTCAACGCTTTGGCTGCTTCCAGCACGTCCAACATCGTTACTGAGGACGAGGGTGGTACGGACACGGGTCTGAACGTGGCCAAACTGCGCGCCGCCAAGAAGTACATGGACAAGAACAATGTCCCGATGGAAGGCCGTCACATGATCATTCACGCTAACAGCCTGTCGAGCCTCTTGGCCGAGACTGCTGTTACGTCGGCTGATTTCAACACGGTTCGTGCCCTCGTTTCTGGCGAGCTCAATACGTTCCTCGGCTTTACTTTCCACACGATCGGTGATCGTGACGAGGGTGGCCTGCCCGTTGCATCGTCTGAGCGTAAGCTGTGGGCTTTCCACCGCGACGCAATCGGCTATGCAGAAGGCATCGCTCCCCGTACCGAGATCAATTACATCCCCGAGAAAACCAGCTGGCTGGTAAACGCTGTGTTCTCGGCCGGTGCAATCACGATCGACGCAGAAGGTATTGTCGAAGTCCAAACAACCGACTCGGTATAAGGAGATAGACAAATGGCTTTTGCTTCTACTGGTTTCGTGACCGTATGCGCTTCCAAGGCTGGAAACGCACCCTCGATGTACCTCTACAAGACGTCTGACACCCAGGCAACCGTGAATACCCAAGGGTATTTCGACAGCCTGTCCAGCGTCCTGTCTGTTGGCGACATCATTTTCGTTTACTCGACCGATTCGACCGGCTCTTTGGTGGTGACGTATGTCAACTCCAATTCTGGCGGCGTGGTTGACGTGACCGACGGTACTGCTATCGGCGCTACCGACAGCGACTAATTGGATAGGGTTTACCCTACCAAGCATAGGGGTTGTGCCATCGTGTGTGGCGCAGCCCCTTCTCTTTTTGAGGATCTGGCTGAGGCCCGCAGGCTACGCCCAGATGCAGTAATCCTTGGGGTAAAATTTGCCGCATCGGTGGTGCCAGAGATAGAGCACGTCTGGACTCAACACTGCGAGATGACCAAGCAAATCAAGGATGCCGCTGGCAGGCTAATACGGGTTCATGCTCGGCCTCGCGCATCCCAGATGAATAGGAAGTTCACCTGGCATACGCCGGAAGGCCAGGAAGCCTTTGAGGCGATTGACTACTTTTGGCCAGACCTAGCCTGGGCCAAGGGCTCAAGTGGCGTGGCTGGGGCTATGTGGGCTCGGCATGGCATGGGCTTTGATGAGGTCATAATGGCCGGCATAGGCCTAGAACCTGGGAACCACAAATACGTCCAGGCATATCCAAATAAGTACAGCCAAGGCCAAGGCTACGCGACAAACGCCCAGATCGAGCACTGGCTTAAATTGTTGCAAGCGCACATAGATGATGGCAAGGCACAAGGGGTATATTCCATGAGTGGCAAGACTATGCAGATGTTGAGGAAACCATGCTAATCACCGAAGAATACCAAGCTCTCAATGAGCAACTTCACGAGAATCCCAAGTACGGCTCCCGTAAGCGGGAGGCGTTGTACGCCAAGATCAAGGATCTGATGGACGAGACTGGCTCGGTAACCCTTATGGACTACGGCTGTGGCAAGGGCGAGATGGGTCGCCATTTGCCGGCTTATTCCTATGATCCCTGTGTGCGTGAATTTTCAGTAAGGCCAGAGGGTACTTTTGACATGGTGGCCTGCTGCGACGTCTTGGAGCACGTCGAGCCTGAGCTGCTGACCAATGTCCTGGCCGACATCCGAGACTACGCCGACCGGGCGGTCTATCTGGTCATCTCGACCAGGCCAGCCGGCAAGATCCTGGCCGATGGCAGGAACGCCCACCTGATCGTGCAAAATAAAGATTGGTGGGCAGACCAACTAGCACAAGTCTTTACCTTTTGGCAATTAACCATTAAAACGTCAGATATCTCAGAGATCACTGTAATTGGAGTAAACAATGGCCGCCGGTGATACCGCAATAAAGATATGCTCTGCCGCATTGCAAATGCTTGGCGCCAAGGCGATATCTTCATTTACAGAAGGCACGGATGCGGCAAATGTTGCCGATACGTTGTACCAGGACGTCAAGAAGCAAACGCTTCTGATGTACCCCTGGTCTTTTGTGTACAAGAAAACCCAGATATCTAAGTTAGTAACCACTCCAACAACGGAGTACAAGTACGAGTTCCAGCTTCCCGGCGACCGTATTGGCCCGCCTCGGATGGTGTTGACTAGCAACCAGCCTGGTGCTGGTAGCATCCGTGCCTATCGGATTTTCCAGGACAAGCTGCTGACCGACGAGGAAACCATCTACATCGACTACCCGTATGACGTGCAAGAGTACGAGATGCCGGTGTACTTTGTACAGCTTATGAAGTACATGATGGCTTGGCACTTGGCCATGCCGGTTACAGACCAGGTGGAGAAGGCTCAATACTGGCAAAGCGTAGCAACCGGATCGCCGGCTGACAATGGCCGCGGCGGCTATATGCGCATTGCAACAACCATGGACGGCCAGGGCCAGCCTGTGCCTGTGATCCAGGACTTCCCGTTGGTTGATGTGAGGTTCTGATGGCGCGGTTTGTAAGCGTTCAAACCAACTTCTCAAGCGGCGAGTTAGATCCGCTTCTGCGTGCCCGCGTTGACTTGCAGGCCCACCAGAACGGCATGGAACAGGCGACCAACGTCATAGTCCAGCCGCAGGGTGGAGTGCGCCGTCGCCCAGGCACGAAGTACCTGATGAGCCTGCCGAATTCAAGCACACCGTCTGCCGGCAACGGTACGCGTTTGGTGCCGTTTGAGTTCTCGGTCACAGACTCTTATATGCTGTGCTTTACGCACTATCGGATGTATGTGTTCAAGAACGGTGTTCAGGTAATGGACATCAACGGCGGCACGCTGGATTACCTTGACACGACATCTTATGACCTAACCGGAGCTCGGCTGTCTGAGATCAACTGGACACAATCCGCTGACACGCTGATTATTGTCCACCCGGACATTATCCCGGTCAAAATTGAGCGTGGCGCAACGGACGCTGATTGGACGATCAGCACGATTACTTTTGACTCCAAGCCTAAATATGCGTTTACCCCGGCGTACACAAACCCGTCTGGAACGCTGACGCCATCTGCCGTGTCTGGCAAGGTGACGCTGACAGCCTCGACCGGGACGCCGTTTAGCGCCTCGTCGGTTGGCCAGTATGTCAATGCCAGCCCGCAGGGTCGTGCCAAGATTGTGCAGTACACAAGCGCAACCGTAGTGCAGGCAATCGTGGAGTTCCCGTTCTTTAACACTTCCGCCATTGCTAACGGTTCGTGGGAGATTGAGTCTGGCTGGGAAGATGTGTGGTCGGCGACCAAAGGCTACCCGCGGTCTGTTGTGTTCCATGAGGGGCGCCTGTACTTCGGCGGCAGCAAGACTCGACCGTCAACCGTATGGGGTTCCAAGGTAGGTCTGTTCTTTGACTTTGAGGCAACGGAGGGTCTGGACGATGACGCAGTGGAAGCCACACTGGACACGAACACATTTAACGCCATCACGGACATCGTATCTGGCCGCGATCTACAAGTGTTTACGACGGGTGGCGAGTTCTATTGCCCGCAAGAAGGGCTAGAGCCGATCACACCGACAAACTTCTTTATGAAGGCTGTGACGCGCAATGGCTCAAAGCCAGGTGTGCGCATCCAGCAACTGGAAAGCGGAACCCTGTACGTCCAGCGCCAAGGCAAGTCGCTCAATGAGTTTGCCTATACGGACACGCAAGCGACCTATGTGTCGTCAAAGATTTCGCTACTGGCCGGTCATTTATTAAAGAATCCCACAAGGATGGCTTTACGTCGGTCAGTAGCAACCGATGAGAATGACCTGCTGCTGATCGTCAACAGCACGGACGGCTCAATGGCCGCCTTCTCTTTGCTGCGGTCGCAAAACGTGATTGCCCCGTCTGAGTTCACAACCGACGGCGAGTTCAGAGATGTGGCCGTAGACGTCACGACAATCTACTCTGTGGTCAAGCGGGTGGTCAACGGAACGACCGTGTACTACGTTGAGATATTTGACGAGGACTTGCAGATGGATTCCTGCGTGACTGGCGGCGCTGTTGCTAGCGCATCGGTTGCCCATCTGGAGGCCAAGACCGTCAACATCAACCTAGACGGCGCCATCCAGGCTGCCCAGCAGGTTCCGTCCGGCGGCACTGTGACGTTTAGCCGTAGTAGCACCACAAGCTACCAGGTCGGGCTGAACTACACGGTTACCGTAAAGACAATGCCGATTGAGCTTCGGATCTCGTCTGGCTCGCGCATTGGGTTCCAGAAGCGTATTGTTGAAGTCAACGCCTTGGTCTATGAAAGCCAGCACATGGTAATCAACGGGGTGGAAGTTCCGTTTGTGGCTTTGGGCCAGTCAATCCTAAACTTCCCTGTGCCTGAGTATACTGGCACTAAGACGGTTGACAGTATCCTGGGGTACACGCAGGACGGGCAAATCACGATCGAGCAGACGATTCCGTTAAAGCTGACTCTGCTTGGTATGGAATACAAAGTGTCAGTGCATCAGGGGACATGATATGCAAGCAGTAGCAATAGCGTTCCAAATAGCCAGCGCAGTCAGTTCTTACCAGGAAGGTAAGACTGCCAAGGCCGAATACAATCTCAAGGCCAAGCAGGCTACGCTGGAAGGCGAGCGCAAGGCGCTTCAGTACAAGCAGCGGTCAAACGACACATTGCGCCGGCTACAAGCAACTAATGCTGCATTGGCTGCCCGCGCCTATGCCGGCGGCGTAGACCCGTTCAGCGGGTCGCCTGACATTGTGCGAGCCGCCAATGATACTGCCGCTGGCCGAGAGTACAGCACCCTTCTGGCCGATGCCGATGCCGCAATGCGAAGCGGTGGATTCCAGGCAGAGCTTTACAAAGGCGCTGGAGAGCAGGCTTATAGGAGAGGAATCTTTAACGCAGCCGGAAAACTGGTTGGCGCTGGAGAAAAGTTTGAAAAGGCTTATGGGTTTCAATCTCCGGCCCCCGTTGAAACTGCAGTCGCAACCCCGGTCTAATTATGGCACGCATCCCACGTTTTCAAGAA